TTGTTAGTGTTGTTGAAGAGGCCCAAGCCACGGGAAAACTCGCAGCAGTCAATGCGACAAAGATCGAGGCTATCGTCGATTCATTGGCGGAACAGAGCGAGACAGCGAAGGCGAGCGATCAGAAACTCCAACAACTAATAGAGATAATGCTGAAGAATCAGAACTAGAGTACGACCCCGCCAACCCGAATCTATTTTGCGATTTACGGGAGTGGCGAATGTTAGAACTGGTTGATCCTCCTGCATACCGTCATTGCCTTGCGCTGGCATGGTTACGATACAACCACCGCCAGTGTGGATATGGCGCTCAGATCTATATACAGAATACGATGCCGCGTGTTTTAGGCACAGCACATCAACTGGATGTAGAATTGCTTACTTGGGATATTGTTAAGCCAAAGTCTGTCAAGGTGCAGGCTGTTCAGCAGAAGCGGAGGCTGTAATGGATGTCCCACCAGTATTCCCAAACAGCGTCAATGCACCATCAGAAGTAGTGGTCAAAGACAAGATACATAGGCTGTTGCGGTTAGACCAAATTAGTCGCACTCGCACCGATAAAGTAGAAGCGTTAACGCAATACAGCGAAACGTATTACTACTACAAAAATGGTGAGGTTCTTTCTACTATTGTAAAGGTTGAAGATCAGTTTTCATTGGACATACGCGCATGACCATGATGATTTTTGTATTGATTGTTTTGGAACGTGGGCAACCCACGGGTGAGGAGTTGTACTTCAGAGAACTGACCTCGTGCCTAGAATACTCCAAGGCGCTTAATGCACAGTCTGTAGGCAAGATAAACGAGCTACTCAGCAACAATAGCTACTTTAAAACTTACTGCCGTGTACGAGAAATACCTACATCAGAAGCAGGCACCAAGATACTGTTTCGTGATCCAGCTAGAAAGGATGATGACTGATGAGTCCTAAGAAATTAGAGCCGAAATCGCGGTATGCTCAGTACGACCTTGATGGAGATGGGGTCGTGAGTGATGAAGAACTGGCACGAAATCAAGAACTTGTTGAGATCGAACTGCGTGAAGAGAAAGCAGACAGTCAACGCAGAATGGCTTGGGTTAGTCTTTCTAGTATGGTGGTTTACGCTCTTTTACCACTCATGCCATTTATCCCGGAGTCTCGTTTGTCCACTCTGGCTTCTCTAAGTGACATGCTGTTTCTTAGTCAGGCGAGCATTGTAGGGCTATACTTTGGCGCTACAGCGTACATGGCAAAACGATGAGCATACTTGGATCAATCATAGGCCCAGCTACTCAGCTACTAGATAAGGTAATTGAGGACAAGGACGAGAAGAATCGTATTGCTTTTGAGTTGAGCACTCTTGCAGAACGCCATGCCAATGAGTTAGCCAAGGGGCAGCTAGAGGTCAACAAGGTCGAGGCTGCACATAAGTCGTTATTTGTTGCCGGGTGGCGACCAAGTATCGGTTGGTGCTGTAGCTTGGGTCTTCTGTATCATGTACTGATCGCGCCGATTGCAGGGATCTGGGTAGAAGTTCCAGAGATAGATCCATCGCTGCTGATGACTACTATGACTGGGATGCTAGGTTTGGGCGCTATGAGGAGCTACGAGAAGACCAGAGGCGTGAGCAGGGAGAAGTAATGGGTATTGAGCTAATAGGAATGTTGAAGCGTCACGAAGGTGTGCGTAGTCATGCGTACAAATGCTCAGAGAATATGATTACTGTGGGTGTCGGGCGCAACATAGATGAAAACGGCGGCCTTGGATTATCTGAAGAAGAAATAGAGTATTTATTAGCTAACGACATACGGCGTGTACGAGAAGAGCTTGAGGACACTTATTTCTGGTTCGCCGCACTAAACGAAGCCCGAAAAGACGCCATGATTGATATCTGTTTCAACCTTGGTCTGACACGCTTGCGTGGGTTTGTAAAAGCCTTGGAAGCCATGTCACGAGAGCAGTTTGACATTGCAGCCGACGAATTTATGGACAGCCGTTGGGCTACTCAGGTAGGTAATCGTGCACTAGAAGTGACTGAAATCATTCGCACAGGAGATTATCAGTAATGGCTTTGCAAAAGTTTATCTTCAACCCTGGCATCAACAAAGAAGGCACTGACTACACAGCAGAAGGCGGGTGGTTTGACGGCAACTTGGTGCGGTTTCGGAAAGGTTTGCCAGAGAAGATAGGCGGTTGGCAGAAGTACATTCAAACCTCATACGAGGGCACAGGCCGCAAACTCCATGGCTGGGTTGATCTTGATGGCACTAAGCTGTTGGGCCTTGGCACACGTTTTAAGCTGTACATACAAGAAGGTGCAAGCTACAACGACATTACGCCCATACGAAGCACAACAGGTGCAGGCGACGTTACGTTTGCTGCAACCAATGGGTCAAGCACGATAACTGTAACCGATACAGGCCATGGCGCAGCAGAGGGAGACTTTGTTACTTTCTCTGGCGCAGCTACTCTTGGCGGCAACATCACAGCTGCAGTGTTGAATCAAGAATATCAAATTCAATCAGTGCCCTCGACAAGCACGTTTACCATCACCGCCAAAGACACAAGCGGCACAGAGGTTACCGCAAACAGCAGTGATAGCGGCAACGGTGGCAGCAGTGTAGTTGGAACCTATCAAATCAACTCTGGTCTAGATGTGTTTGTAGATGGCACAGGCTGGGGTGTAGGCGCGTGGTCATCTGGAGCGTGGGGATCAACGTCTACACTAACCGATTCAAACCAACTGCGTTTGTGGTCAATGGATAACTTTGGTGAAGACTTAATATCCAATCCTCGCGCAGGAAGCATTTATTACTGGGACAAAACAGATGGTCTTAGCACCAGGGCTGTAGCTTTGTCAGGAATCAGTGGCGCAAACCTAGTGCCTACGAAGGGACTGCAGGTCATAGTCTCTGACATCGACAGGCACGTTCTTGTGCTTGGCGCTGACCCTATCAATGCAGCAGGCACAGCAAGAACTGGTTCGATTGACCCCTTGCTGATTGCTTTCTCTGACCAAGAAAATGCTACTGAGTTTGAGCCTAAGTCTACCAACACTGCTGGATCACTGAGATGCTCTGCAGGAAGTGAAATCATAGGCGGGTTGCGAGCTAGGCAAGAAACCTTGATATGGACAGACGTTGCGCTCTACAGCCTGCAGTTTATCGGGCCACCTTTGACCTTTGGTCTGAACCTAATCAACGAGGGTGTCAGCTTGATTGGCCCAAATGGTGCTGTGAATACACCAGCTGGCGTCTTTTGGATGGACAAGAAAGGCTTCTATTCATATGGAGGCAGCGTTACACCGCTACCTTGCTCTGTGAAGTCATACGTCTTTGATGACTTCAACGAAGGGCAGGCATTTCAAGTGTTTGCTTTCTTGAACAAGCAGTTCAATGAGGTGGGCTGGTTCTACTGTTCTGCTGCTTCAACAAGCATTGATAGGTTTGTTGCGTACAACTACCAAGAACAAACGTGGAACATTGGGCAACTGTCTAGAACCGCATGGCTTGATGAAGGCATTGTTGCTTTCCCAAGGGCTGCAGGCAAATCAAGCTCCACAAACTATCTGTATCAACATGAAACTGGTCACGATGATGATGGTAGTCCCATGACCAACGTGTTCATAGAGTCTGCTGACTTTGACATAGGCGATGGCGAAGAGTTTCAGTTCATACGCCGTTGCATACCTGATATTAAGTTCACGGGTTCAGGTGAGAACCAGACTATCAACGTGGTTTTGAAAGCTCGCAACTTCCCCGGTAGTGACTTGACCACCGACCAAACTACAGCAATCACAAGCTCAACCACCAAGGTCGATACTCGAGCGCGTGGCCGTCAAGCAGTCGTGCGGTTTGAATCTGATGACGATGCAGTCACCGATTCGCAGTTAGGTGTTGGTTTCAGAGTGGGTGGAACGCGCCTTGACATACAACCTAACGGTAGACGATGAGCAAGTTACTGCGAGGTAGATTACCGCTCATCAACAATGGTGCTGCCGTTGATGGCACTACGTTCAACAGAACAGTGCGCTTGCTTGAACTGAGCTTGGATGCCTTTGATCCAGACGCTACACCACAGTTCACGCGAGAGAAAAGAGACACTTTGAAATTCAACACAGGTGATTTAATCTGGAACACAACTATCAACACTTTACAAGTGTTTGATGGCAACAACTGGATTAGTTTGTCTCAGGAGTTACCGTACACAACTGATCCCCTTGAAGCTCAAGGTCAGGTTGGTTCTGTTCAGGTGATAAATGCAGGAGCAATAGTAGTGAGTGTAGGTTCATGACAAAACTATGCCCAAGAGGTAAAGCTGCAGCTAAGCGCAAGTTCAAGGTATACCCGTCAGCGTATGCAAATGCTTACGCCAGCAAGATTTGCGCAGGCAAAATCAAAGATCCATCTGGCGTGAAGCGCAAAGACTTCAAAGGCCCAAAGCCAAAAGATATGAACACAGGCGGCTTTGTCGCTAAACGTGCTCGCTTGATAGATCCCAAGGGTTTCAGCGGCATGATGCCCAGTAAACGTGGGAGAACGAGACTCTCATGAGCCTGAAAGAGTGGTTTGGCAAAGGCCCAAAAGGTGATTGGGTAGATATTGGGGCACCGAAGAAAGGCGGTAAGTTCCAAAAGTGTGGCCGTGCCAAGGTAAAAGGTTCAAAGCGCAAGTATCCAAAGTGCGTGCCGAGGTCAAAAGCGAAGTCCATGACCGAGGGTGAGCGGCGTAGTGCTGTTGCGCGCAAGCGTGCAAAGCCACAAGGTGTGGGCGGTAAGCCAACAAATGTGAAGACCATTGTAAAGAAAGCAAATGGCGGCGAAGTTCGCCGTAATCACCGTGGCTGTGGGGCTGTCATGTCTGATCGACGCAAGCGAACAAGGTACTCCTGATGTTTAGACGATACGCAGAAGAGTTCAACGTCGGTGGTGAAGTCAAGAAACGACGCCGCGACAAGATGCCGAAGCGCAATAAAAAGAACTTTCGCCCTACAAAACAAGGCGCTGGCATGACAGAAGCTGGTGTAAAAGCGTATCGTAAAGCCAATCCTGGTAGTAAACTGCAGACTGCTGTGACGGAGGATAAGCCTACAGGGAAGCGTGCAGCGCGTAGAAAGTCTTTTTGCGCACGATCTGCAGGGCAAATGAAGAAGTTTCCAAAAGCAGCAAAAGATCCTAACTCTAGGCTAAGACAAGCCAGACGGCGATGGAAGTGTTAAGCAGGTGAGTAACTGATATGGGAAAAAAACCAGAGTCGAGCAAAGAAATAAGCCGCTTGCAAACTAAAGGTAGGGCGCGGGCTTCTGACATATTATCTGATGACGCTAGATTTAAAAGATTTGCTCCTAGTCCTCTTCAGGAAAAGATGTCTCAACTGCAGGCAAGCCCCTCTTTTTTAGGTGGAGCACCGAGTCCATACGCGCAGTCTTTGGCTTATCAATCTCTGCCTGGAATGAACTATGCTAATCGTCCGGGCACTACTGAAGCATTCTATCCGCAAGCAAATATAGCGCCTCCTGTAGCCACAACACCTCCAGCAAGCGGGGGTATTTCTGAAGTATACAAATCAGAACCAGCAATAGAAGGCCCAGCTTTAAGAGGCAGAGAGATTAGCGAGGAGAATCAAAGACTATTTAATGAGCTTCTTGTTGCACAAAATGAAAGAGAATTTGAAGAGGCTTTGAAGATAGAGGACTTTATCAAGTCTCGTGACATGTTGAACGATGGCATCTTCAAAATACAAGACTTTGAAGATTACATAGGTGGCGACAACATCATGATGACCATGGCGGGTGGCGGCATTGCAAGCTTGCCTGTTGAGATGAGCGGTGGAGGTATGCCAGGGGGAATGGATTTGTATGGAGGTGCGCCTGCCTCTGAACCAACAGGCATGCAAAAATTTGGAAACATGATGTCAGATTTAGGCGGCAGATTGACAGGGTTTTCTTCCGCATTGGCTGGCGGCTCATCATCTCAAGTTCCTGCTGATCTTGAAAACATGTCCAAAGAAGAACTGATTGCCTTAATTATGAAAAATAAAGGAGGCATGAAGTCAAATCCAAGCGCGGGCAGAGATCCCAATAAGAGTTCATCTGATGGCCCAGACATTGGTCAAATAGCTAAATTAGCTTCCATGGTTGGAGGTATGCAAAGTGGCGGGTTAGCAGCACTTGCGCAAGGTGGTGACGTAGACTTCCCTCGCATGAACGGCCCAATAGCTGGTCCAGGCACAGAGACAAGTGATGATATTCCTGCAATGCTTAGCGATGGTGAGTTTGTTGTAAACGCTAAGGCGGTTCGTGGCGTCGGCAGAATGAATGGTGCTGGCAAATCAAAAGAAGAACAACGCCGTGAGGGCGCTCGCATGATGTATGCCTTACAGAAGGCAGGCGAGCAAGCGATGAGGAAAGCTTAGCCATGGTTCAGAATCTTTTACAAGGCAGCACAGTACAGACTGATGATACTCTGCCTGTAGTTTTACCTCGCGCAGGGCAAACGTATGCCGATCCAGCGATGGAGTTGGCGACAAGAAACATTCTTGCGTCTTACTTTGGCAGTGGTCAACCAGGCGACCTTGGCCTCATGGGTCAACCCATACCCATACCGATACAGCAGGTTGCTGGCCTTTCGCCATTAGAGATTCAAGCGCGTAATGCTGCACAAGGATTAGGCGGTTTTGGCGCACAACTCGCAGAAGCACAAGATCTTTTCAGGCGTGCTGGTCAAGGGTTTGATCCTCGCACGGCTGGTTTGTTTGCAGACCCGCGAGCGCGTGAACTTTACGAACAAAGCCTAGGGGTCTTTGACCCAGCGACGGGTGAGCGATTTGTAGATCAACGTGCACGACAAGGCATGGAAACTGCGATGGGAGATATCGCACAAGCGGGAGCAGGCATTCCTTCGATCATAGGTGGCGCACAAACAGGCATGTCTGATGCTGAGCGAGCCATAGCTGAAGCGAGCGGCACTGCTAGAGCAGGAATAACAGACGCTGCTCGTGGTATTACAGGCGAAGTTGCTGGTGCACAGACGGGCGCTGCAGAAGCTGCACAAAGAGCGCGTGCACAAACTGAAATGGCTGGTGCAGATTTACGCTCTGCTGGTCAAATGGGTCGCGCAGCAGCACTTCAAGGCATAGCTGGGCTTGCTGGCACTGGTGACCAGTTCGATCCTGCAGGCATAGCTAGATTCCAAGATCCCTTTAACCAACAGGTTATTGAGGCACAACAAGCAGAGATTGCAAGGCTAGGCGAACAACAGAAACGGGATGCACGCGCACAGCAGATACGAGCAGGCGCATTTGGTGGGTCTCGAGGCGCAATACAAGAGGCCGAGATTGGCCGTAATGTGCTGCAGCAACAAGCCAAGACAGGCGCTGAGTTACGATCACAAGGATTCCAACAAGCAGCACAACAAGCACAACAAGCCTTTGAGCAGGCGCAGGGACGCCGTCAGCAGGCCGCACAGCTTACTGGCTCATTAGGTCAAGCAGGTGCAGGAACCTCTCTACAGGCAGCGCAGCAAGCAGGACAACTTGGTTTGAGCGCAGAGCAACTGGCTCAACGAGGCGCGCTTGAGAGTGGACAGCTTGGATTGTCAGGACAGCAAGGTATTGGTTCATTGCTTGGTCAAGCTGGGCAAATGGGCATGCAAGCAGGCAGAGACATTGGTTCTCTTGCTCAACAACGTGGTGCCCTTGGTTTACAGGGGGCGCAAGCTCAAGCAGGGCTTGCAGGTCAGAGAGCAGATATCGCTCGAGGCATAGGCCAGCTTGGTCTTCAAGGCCAACAGCTTGGTGCAGATATATTTGGCCAACAGATGGGCAGAACTGCACAGGCTGCTCAAGGACTTGGCGGTCTTACCCAAGATCAGTTTGGCACTGCATTACAAGCCTTTGGCGCAGGCACCGGGGCACAACGTGCAGCTGCAGCAGGTATTGCAGGTCTTGGTCAACAAGGTCAGCAAATGCTGGGTACACAAATAAGCACTCTTGGCCAGCTTGGCACTCAAGGTCGTGGCATACAGCAAGCGGGTCTTGATGCGCAGTACAGAGCCGCTACTCAGATGGCTGATGAACCGTTTATGAGATTGCAGCGTGGTCAGCAGTTACTAGAAGGTGGCAGGTTGTTCATGCCTCAGTACACCAGTGGGTTTCAGATGGGCACTAGCCAAGCAGGCGCTTATCAAGAGCCAAGTAAGGTAGCAAAAGCTGGGCAAGTCGGAGGTTTCATAGGAAATCTAGTTAGTGGAATTGGAAGTCTTTTCAGCGCGTCTGATATTCGACTCAAAGAAAACGTAATGAAGGTTGGTGACGTTCAACCCGGCGTAGGTTGGTACACATGGGATTGGAATGACACCGCCAAGGCGATGGGGATTGATGATCCAACTGAAGGTGTGATTGCGCAGGAACTTAAAGAAGTAGACCCAAGCGCAGTTATTGTAGGCGACGATGGCTACTATCGTGTTGACTACTCCAAAGTAAACCGCAGCCGTGAAGCGATCTAAGCGCCAAAGAAAGATCAGCAAGGTGATGGGAGAGTTCAAAGATGGCTCTCTCAAATCAGGCGGTTCGGGTAGAAAGGTAACAAATCCAAAGCAAGCCATAGCGATTGCTTTGTCGGAGGCAGAAGGGATGAACCAGGGTGGGATGATGTACAACCAAATCATGCAGCGACCAATGTTTCAAACGCCTCAACAGCGCCAAGGCATGGGCATCATGGCAGGCGTTGCGCCTGTGCGCGGGTATGAAGAAGGCGGAATGGCTGTGCCTGAATACACGCCTAAGTTTATGCGTGAAGAGAGTTCAGAGGAAGACGGCCTTGGCCGAATGTTGTTTGAGCTTTTTATAGTTGATCCAGATGATCCTGTTGATGTTGGAATCGCTTCAGCATCTGCTGCCATGTTGGCGGGAGGTATAACCGCCCCAGGTGCCGTAGCTGCTCAATTAGCAAGGATGGGTTACAAAGGCAAAAAACTTTTTGATGCCGTCAAGAAGATTGAAAGTTTAGGAAAGCCTAGCAATCCAGACGCAGGCATAGTTCGTAGAGCCATGGCTCCTGTCACAGGCACCATTGGTGGAACGATGACAGCAAGAGAGATACCAGAAATTCCTTCTTACATAGAAGCTGCAGGAGGGATTGGTGATCTTGTTAGAGATTCAGTCATGAAGAATGAAGCACAAGATTACGCTATGGGCGGCATAGCCCAACTATCTGAGGGAGGATTTTTAGAAAAACTAATGGCTCTTCTGCCTCAAACTAAAAAATCAGGAACAGCAGGAAAAATTTTAGAAAGAGCGATTGATTCAGGACAAGCTACCTTTGATGACATACTTAATGCTTTCAGAAAAGGTGAAATTGACCAAAAGCAATTAGGTGATTTAAACAGAAGATTGCCAGAAGCAGATCAAGGTACATTGGTTCAGCCAGGTCAACGTCTTAATATACAAGATAGAACGGTATCTAAGGTAGAAACAGATAGAACGGGCACGGGAGTTTTACAGGATACTGCTCAGAAACGTGTCGAACCTAAAATGACAGCAGATGATCTTGCAACTCCTCCTGAACCACCCAAGCCTCCAGCAAAGGTTGCTGATGATGCTACAAGGGCAACTAAGAAAGCTGATAAGAAAGCAGATAAGAAAAAGGATAAAGAAAAACCATCTGTTGGAAGACAAGTCGCAACTGGAACAGGAAAAGCAGCTGGTATAGCGGGTGGCCTTGGTGTTGCGTCAGACATTGGTCTTGGAACCAATTTCATCTCAACTGGTCTTGAAAAGATTGGAGACGCATACGGCGCTGTTAGGGATGATGTTGCCGCAACCTTGGAGATGCCTGAAATTGTGGCTTTAAGAGAAAGAGTAAATCCAGACACTGGCGAGCGCGTTGAATTAACAGAATCTGTTATGGAGCAGGTTGACTTAAATAAAGATGGCAAGATTTCTGATGAAGAGCGCAAAGCCATAAAAGAAAAAGCTGATAAAGCTGTGGCGGCACAACAGAAGCCTGATACAGGAACAGGGACACCCAAGCCTGAAGCAACTGGCATCATGAAGTTCTTGTTCGGTAAAGACGGTATCGGTGGTGAGCCTGGATTTGCTGGACGGTTGTTAGAAAAAACTCAAGATCCAAGACTTCAATATCAATTAGCTAGAGCAGGACAGGCGACAGAGGGAAGGGTTCCCAGAAACTTCTACAGCGATTTTGTGCTTGCTGGTGCTGAGTACGATGAGTTACAGGGCAAAGATGAAACTGCCCTTATGCAGAACTACGAGTTCTTGAAAGAACGTGGCAAGAGCGATGATGAGATCTTTGATTTGTTGGTTGGAAAAAGCTCGCAAGCAGATACGTTGTCTTTGTTTGTTGATCTTGAACAAGAAATATATGACGGACTCTTGAAAAGACCTGAGTATTTAGGCAGTGAAGTTGGGCCGGATGGACTTACTGGTCTTCAAAGGGCAGCGAGAGATGCAAGAATCATAGCCCGACAAAGACTAAGAGGTGTGATAGGTGGTCAAGCTTCTGCACCACAAGATAGCGACGTAACTGAAATACCCTTACAGCCAGCAGTTCAATGATAAGAGTAAGGTTGCCTGACGGCAGATCTGTTCCTGTCGATACAGACAATCCAGATATCGCACGAGCAACAGCACAAAAGTATTTAGAAGAGAACCCACTTGTAGAACGTGGCGCTCAGTTGGGTGAAGAAGATGTATCCGCGATTGGCGACATTGGTCGAGGTGTTGCAGCTGGATTGGTTAGTGCTGTAGAGGGTGTAGCGACTTTACCATCAGAGCTTTCTGGCGATGAACAAAGCGCACAAGAACTTAGAAACTTTTTTGCAAAGTACAAACCAGAAACGTCTACAGAAATCGGTGAAGCCGCTCGTTTCATAGCGCAGTTCGCAGCACCTGGCGGTATCGCCGCAAAAGCAGCAAAAGGTTTGGGATCGATAGGTAAGGTCGGTGCGTTTGGCGCTGCCGATATTG